CTTAATTGGATGGGTAGTGATATGACTGTGGTCAACGCAGCCAGAGTGAGTTTTGACCAGAGTTCTGAGGAGTTGGGTCAATCTGGTGTAGTGGGCCAGCATATGACGCCTGTGCTGAAAGATGGAGACAAGAGGCTGATTAAGTATCTAGCCAAGCATAAGCACTTATCTCCATTCGGACATTGCTTTGCGTCTTTCTATGTAAGCTGTCCAATATTTGTTGCACGTCAACTTGTGAAACATTCGTACTTGAGGATTAATGAAGTCAGTAGGCGATACGTCAAATCGAGGCCAGAGTTCTACGAGCCTGAAGTCTGGCGGGGTCAAGCCAAAGACAAGAAGCAAGGTAGTTGGGGAAGAGTAGACCTATGGAATGACGTTGATCCTCGCAATCCCCCCTTCGCAACTTTTGAGACCTTCCAGCATTACCAGAAGCTGCAGGTAGAGCTTTATACCAGTATGCTTGAAGCTGGTGTGTGTGAGGAACAGGCTAGAATGGTACTTCCCGCAAATCTCATCACGCACTTTTACTGGTCCGGTAGCCTAGACGCCTTCGCTAAAATGGCTAATCTCAGGTGTGCGGGTGATAGCCAATATGAGACCAGACTAGTTGCACAAGATATATCAACCGAAATGGCTGAGTTATTTCCCTATAGCTGGGCTGCACTGAGGAGCATAACATGAACCGTACAATTCAAATCACTGGACTAAGAGGACGCGACTTTGATGCTAATGACATTGTGGAAACTAGCCACGATGTAGCAGCCGCTTTGCGTAATCCCGCCAAGGGCTGGCATACTGAGTGTGCAACAGGTTGCGCTGCAATTATTCGCATTGCTATAAACAAAAACCCTGATCTATACACAGACAAAGATGCTGGGCTTTCGCCTATTATTGATTGGGAAGCTGGCACCATTGACGCCCCACAAATCTCACTTAACCATAAAATCACATTCAGAAATATTGAGGGGATGACTGATGGCTGATAAATACATTGACGTAACCCCAAGCTGGTTACAGATGACAAACGTCATAGAAACTCTTCTCACAGATGGTGACTTTGAGGGTAAGCAAACCGCACGTACTGAATTAAGGAAGATGGCTCAAGTCGCTGACCAGTATGTGAGACTGCAGAAAATGTCTCAAGAGAAAGTGGCAGAGCAAAGTCGGGATGTGGGAGATTATGAATGAGGGTAAGACTAGTCTACTATAACGCGAAGACTCATAAACCCTTTGCATTTAAGACTGTTAGTAGCTCAGTGGCAGTGAAAGAGCTTAGTAATTTTAAGCCTCGCGGAGCCTATCTTAAAATCGAATCTTAAAAATTAAAATCTGAAATGGCAAAAATGGCAGACTGCCACTATGCTTTCTGCCATGCCATTTCTGTTAGCATACAAACGATATTATCGTTTATTATCAGATATATGGCTCCGGCGGTAGGGATCGAACCTACGACCAATTGATTAACAGATAGCGTTTGTTTTCAATAGGTTACACGATTATTAATGAAATGACTGTTATCATAAATTGGTTCTCTAAGTGCTTAATTAAGTGTTGACGGAAGTGCATAACGCCTGTATCCTTAAAGAGTTCTTTCTTGAGGCTGTATACTATAGGACTAGGCTAATGACCTATGCTGAACAACTACAGGTAATACAAAGTCTTCACCTAAGAGAAGGTGATAATGTCACCATCCAATGCCCCTTCTGTGGAACCGCCAAGAAACTTTCAGCATCTAAACAAGATGGTAAGCTCATGTGGAATTGTTACAGAGCTAGTTGCAATGGCAGGGGTATACACTCAGGAAGACGTGACCTGCAGACTGCTAAGGAGTACGTGGCTAATAAAACTAAGATATCAAAGCAAAGATATAAGCCCATCCCCAGCCTCACCACACGCCCTGAGAACCACCCACAAGCCCTAGACTACCTAGCATCAGTCAACAGCCTAGAAGCCTACGAGAGAGGCCTCATAGAGGTCAGGTATGCCCCTGCTGAGGACAGAGTGCTGTTCATTCAAGGGGATGGTGCAGTGGGCCGCTCATTAAGCAGTGGGACAAAATGGCTCACCTATGGCCTATTGCCAGAAGGTATAAGAGTAGGTAGTGGCTCTACAGCAGTGGTAGTTGAAGACACGCCATCTGCCTGTAGTATTAGTAGATTACCTAACACTGCTGGGATAGCAATGCTTGGCACAACACTTACTAACTCCATTAAAACCACTCTTAATAAGTTTAATAAAGTGTATTTTATCCTTGACAAGGACGCATCAATCAAGGCTATAAATACACGCAAGTTTGTTTGTTCACATATAAAAGTGAGGTTCACTCAAAAAGACCTTAAGTGTTTAGATGTCGAGCAGATCAAGGCAGTATTATCTGCGTAATAAATTGGATGGAGGTTAGTTAGTATGCAAGCAGGTAAAGCATCGCCGTTTTCAATAGCGAAGACACACGTAGTTTATTTGCGCTACGGTGAGCATATCGGCTCACAGGCAAATCAAGAAATGCAAGGTATGTTGGCGGTATCGGCTATTACTACGCCCTCTGTTGCAGCATGTGGCGCAACCACTGTTTGGGGTAACGGACCAACAGCACCGCCCAGTTCAGCCCCAATTTTGAAAAGACTTCGAAAGGATGCGTCCATGACGATTGGTGCCGTAGATAGAGTGTCAATGCACGTCGGGTCGCTGGCTGATAAATAATTACTTAGGAAAGAGAAATCCGCATGAAAGCCCGTGGAATTGCCGTTATCGATGTAGACATCGAAGGCTATAGAGAAGCTGCCGAGATAGAAGATAGGCTCAATGAAGTAATCAAGAACTTAGTGGATGGTGATAAGAGAGTAGTCCACTATGCCGTTGAGCTACGTGAACGTAGAGGGGATATCCCTCCCGACATCAAGAAGATGAAGTTTAGAGCGAACTAAAGTATAGCATTAACTATACTTAATATAAAAGCCTCGCAGCTTAAGCGGGGCTTTTTTTATGTCTAAGTGCATTATACATTGTTACTCTAAGTGCATAACAATGGAAGTTGTAAATGGATCAGTCTATAGTTAAATCTTGCTTCAGTAATGAGTTCTACACCTCAAATAAATCTAAACTGCGATCATCCATATTCGATGATACTTTAAAAGATGTCTATGAAACGATAGTGCAAATGCACGAAAAATTTGAAGCTGATATCAGCCCAATTGAATTATTTGGATTTTGGAAAGCTAAGAACCCAACCAGTACAGCAGCTAGAACTACTGAATTTGAGGACTTAATTGGCTCAATATATAATTCTCAGGCGGTTAATCCTGACATAGCCAGTGATGTTATAGAAAGCCTTTGGCGGCAGTCTATTGGGCTGGATATAGCTAACTATGGCATCAAAATGTCAGAGAACGATCCCACTGCTTGGGATGGGCTACAAGCTCTACTTACTCGCGTAGCTGATGGCTACATGCCTGATGATTTTGGTGAGCCTGTCACAGATGATATCTATGAGCTTCTCGCGTGTGTGAGTAATGACAACAGATTTAAGTTCAATATCGAAACTTTAAGTAGAGAAGTCTACGGAATTGGTCGGGGAGAGTTTGGCTGCATTGCTGCATATTCTAATGTAGGTAAGACAGCATTTGCGGTTAGCCTGTCAGCGGGACCAGCAGGTTTTTGCCAACAAGGGGCTAAGGTCGGATACCTCGCCAATGAGGAAATAGCTAAAAAGACAAAACTCCGCGCAGTTACTGCTTATACAGGACTAACAGAACAACAGTGTAGATTAGACCCCCCTGCGGCCTATGCAAGATATTCCGGTATAAGAGACCGTTTGATTTTCTTGGAAATTACAAATTGGGATATGGCTAAGTTAGATGCCTATCTTGGTTTTGAGCAATATGACCTAATATTTGTGGACATGGCAGACAAGATTGAACTGTCTACTAAATTCAACAGCGGTCATGAGCGTCTTCGGGAATTATACTACCGACTAAGGGAACTCGCTAAGAAGCATAACTGTGCAATCATTGGACTATCACAAGCCTCTGCTGAGGCTGAAGGTAAGACCCGCCTCACGCCTACGATGCTTGAAGGTTCTAAAGTCGGGAAAATTGCAGAATGCGATATTCTTCTTGGCGTAGGGAAGATGAATAGCCCTGAAGAGCCTGATGATCCTACTCGCTGGATCACAGTGATGAAGAATAAGATCAGCGGCTGGCACGGTACAGTTATTTGTAATCTCGACATCCATACTTCGAGGTACGAAGTATGATAGACCATAACATTCACTCAATCCTAGCTGTGTTAGAAGGCTCTAACAAAGTCACTTGCCCAGAACTTCAGGGCGCACCCTTTGTGCAATCCAATAGAGGCAGTCTGATAGGCACATTAGCAAGGATGCTTATCCTAGATGGGTATAACCCAGACCGTATTCTAATAGTTCAGCGAGGACCAACAATCTGCTTTGAGCCTCTGTCGCTAAGGGCATGGTCGAAGATGTCTATCACAGAAGCTGACACAAGTATTCGCTCGGCCTTGTACAGGCAAGATCAACGGTGGGGTGATGATGACTAAAATCCTTATCGGAGACCTTGAGACCACCGTTAAGCGCATCGATGGCAGGATAGACAATAGCCCATATAACCCAACCAATCGCCTTGTCGCGGCTGGCTGGGGGTTCTTGGGATGGGATGGTCTGGAAGACTACCAGCATTCAATTTATTACCATAACGAGTGCATTACTCCTGACAGCGTAGATGCCTTTCAGTCTGCCTTAGATGAAGCTGATGTGGCGGTATTCCATAATGCCAAATTTGATGTCAGTTGGCTGCTAGAAATGGGCTTTCGTATCCCAGATAAAATTGTCTGCACAATGAATGCTGAATACTTGCTGGCTAAAGGGCAGCGTATGAAGCTGTCGCTCAAGGAGACTGCACTCAGACGTGAACTTACCAACATCAAGAAGAGTGATTTGGTTGATGAGATGTTCAGAGAGGGTACAGGCTTTGAGTCTATGCCTCTGGATACAGTCACTGAATATTTAGAAGCTGACATCAGAACCACTGCTGAACTCTACTTACGTCAGCAGGATGACTTTCAGGCTGAAGAGAATAAGTCATTACTCACGGCAGTAGACCAGATGAATGACATGCTGATGTTTCTGGTCGAGATTGAAAGAAATGGATGCCAGATTGATCTAGAAGTCTTAGCTAAGGTCGAAGATGACTTTGTTAAAGAAAAGGCTGAATTAACCTCGCGCCTGAATGAAATCGTCCAAGACGTGATGGGAGACACGCCCATAAATCTAAATTCTGGGGTGGATATGACTAAGGTCATCTACTCCCGCGAAGTTAAGGATCGTCTCGCGCACATACAGACATGGAATATTGGGACTAATGAATCTGGTAAGTCACTTAGACCCCCGCGCATGTCTTCTGGGCAGTTTATTGATGCAGTCAGGGCCACCACTCAAATTGTCAAAAAGACGATGGCGGTGCAATGCAAGGACTGTGGCGGTGTAGGATCAATTCAGAAATACAAGAAAATCACCAGACAGAAGAATGGTAAGAAGTATTACCTGACAGGTGATCCATACAAAACTCGCAGTAAATGCCCAAACTGCGAGGGTATTGGTGCTGTTTATGTCAGTACTGGGGTTACAGCGGGGCTGAAGATGTCTCCAACCAGCCCAGTGGATGCAAGTATCAACGGATTTAAGTCCGATAAAGAGACAATTAAAGCCTTAATTCAACAAGCAGAGCGTAAAAAAGACTCACTCGCTGTTGAGTTTTTAATTAAATTATCCCGCCTATCAGCCATATCTACTTACTTAGATAGCTTTGTCGCGGGTTTAAAACGAGGAACTCGCGCAGATGGAATACTTCATGCAAATTTCAACCAATGTATCGCTGCTACTGGTCGCCTGTCTTCTAGTAATCCTAATGCTCAGAACTGGCCCAAGAGAGGCTTCCCTGTACGGGCTTCTATTGTCTCTAGGTTTGATGGCGGTCTGTTATTAGAGGCTGATTACTCCTCTCTTGAGATGGTTGTCGCATGTGAATTGGCGAGAGACGGACAAGGCATAGCCGACATCCTTGAAGGTAAGGATATTCACAGACAGACTGCTAGTATTGTTAATCAAAAACCTCCCAAAGAAGTAACTAAAGTAGAGAGACAGGGCGCAAAAGCATATACATTTTTACCCCTTTTTGGTGGTACAGGGAATGGAGAGCTGCCCCACATCAAAGCATATTTTGACCGTTTTTATACTCTATATGAGGGCATAAAGGTTTGGCATGACAGCCTCATGCGCGGTACACTTAAGAATGGGATCGTGCAGACGCCTTCGGGCCGACAGTATTACTGGCCTAATGTAGTCAGGACACGGGGTGGTAGGGTCAGCTTTGCCACACAAATATTGAATTATCCAGTTCAGGGCTTCGCTGCTGACATAGTACAGATCGCATGTATTCGCGCATTAAGACTATTTAGGCAGCAAAATCTACGCTCTAAAATCATCCTCACTGTCCACGACAGTTTGGTCTCAGATACCCACCCTGATGAAATAGATCAAGTAAAAGCAATCCTGACCACGGCTATGACTGAGGTCGGAGAGGAGCTTGAATCTCGTTTTAATTACAAGGCAGTAGTACCTCTTAAAATTGAGATTTCCAGAGGTAAAAATTGGCTTGATCAAGAGGAATATACTTGATCAAAGTGCATAACTATCGTATAATGAGTGACATTGTAAGGGAAACAGTAATGACTGAACTAGTTCTACAAGAAAATGGTTTATCGATTGATGAACTGAATGCCCAATTAGGCGTAGGCTCTAAGTCTACTAATACCACAGCCAAGTTAAAGATCGTACATAACCCTCTAGATGAGAGCGGCAATCAACTGACTTTAGGGGCATTCTACACCACCACAGACGGGGAGAAAGTCTACGCCACTGAAGGTGTGCGGTTGAGAGTACTAAGCTCCAAGATACAGTACCAGCATTGGGGTGATGATGGTCTCATAAACAAGTCCATTCTGGTCGATAACCAGAGGGATGAGGCCCGTGACCAGCTAGGTGGTTATATGTGTGGGATGCCTACATTTGAACAAAGCCAAGCTATGACCCCAGATAAAAGGGCCGAGTTTGTAGGTCGTGATAGGTTTAGGATCATTCGTGGATTGGTGTCCTATACAGGTAAGACAGCAACCGGAGAAGAAAAGACTATCACCAATCTCCCTGTATTACTGTCTTTAAAGCGCAAGAATTATGGGCCATTCTTTTGGGATGTAATTAAAAAAATACCAAGAAGTTCTGCGACATACGACTATGAATGTGTGCTGTCGGCTGAGAGGCATACCACCCCAAAAGGCGCAAGCTACTATGTAATGCGATTTGCCCCAGACCTTTCTAAGAAAATTCCAATCGATCAGGTGACCTATGACAGCTTGCAGCATGTCGCTGGTTTGATTGTTGAAGAGAATGCTAAGATTGAAAAGGCATTTAAATACGCTCTTATGCAGCAAGATGACGAGGATGAAGCTGCACGAATTATGGATGCAGTAGACACTTTATCTGGCGATTATTGATCCTCTGACATGGGTATCATTAAGGATATGAGTAACGAGATGTACCACTCGACCAGTGGTATATCTTCTAGCGCAGTTAAAACTGTTTACAAGAAATCTCTCGCGCATTGGAAAGGCGAGAAGCGTACTCAAACCTCTGCTTTCACAATAGGCTCTGCCACACATGCCGCATTACTAGAACCAGAGAGAGACCTTCTGGTTAAGGGCGGTAAGACAAAGAATACTAAGGCGTGGCTGGGCCTGAAGGCTGACCTAAAACCAGATCAGGTTCTTTTAACTGAAGTAGAATATCATGTGGTTAATCGCATGGCTACGTCAGTGCTTAGTAATAAGATATGTAGGAATATCCTGAAAGATAAAGACCGACAGAATGAAGTCAGTATCTTTGCTGAAGACCCTAACACTGGGTTGGTCATCAAATGTCGTCCTGACTGCATGATTGAGCATGAAGGGTCAATTTATGACGTTAAAACTACCCAAGATGCCAGCCCAAGGGGGTTTGCGCGAGAGTGTCAAACTTATGCCTATGACTTACAGGCTGCTCACTACATCTGGACATGCCAGCAAGCGGGTCTTTCTCACATAAAGAACTTCTCTTTTATGTGCGTTGAGAAGTCGGCTCCTTACGCCAGCCATGTCCACCATGTCTCAGAAGAGTTACTTGAATCAGCTACTGAACGAATGCACCGGACATTAGCTGTAATTGCCGAAGCCGAAGTTAAAGATGATTACGGTACTGGTTGGGGTGATTATACGATCTTAGAGAAACCTAAGTGGCTATAACCACCTCATCGGCTAAGGCAAAGGGTCGGCGTCTTCAGCAATATGTTCGGGATAAAATCTTAGGATTATTTCCAAAACTTGAGCCAGATGATGTCCGATCCACGAGTATGGGTGCTGGCGGCGAGGATGTTCAACTCAGTCCCGCTGCCAGACGCCTATTCCCATATTCAGTGGAGTGTAAATCTTACAAGCACTTCGCGGTTTATAAGGTGATGGATCAAGCTGCTGAGAATTGCCCCAAGGGGGCTTCTCCAATCTGCATCATTAAAGGGGATCGAAAGAAGCCTCTCGCAGTAATGGATGCAGCCCTGTTTTTCAAATTAGCCAGTAAAAGGTGAATAATGCCAATTCTAAAAAACCAAATACAGTTTACCTTAAATGTGGATCAAACTTCAGACACGCTCAATTTAAAAGTAGAGCATAATCTTTCAGCTACCATGCGTGAAGATCAGCATGAGTTTTACTTCGACCTTATCAATGGGTTGATCAGTAAAATTAACACTGGCGCAGATGAACTGGCATTTCAGGGAAGTTTACTCAGAGAGATTTCAAATCTTAGAAGTATTATTGATGATTTGGATGAGGATGATGACGAGGGCATCACCTTTGAGCCTGATGAGATGCTACTCAAAGCTCTCAAAGACCGCAATGTTATTAGCATCAAGAAGAAGATGCATTGATGGCAAAGTGGTCAGAAAAAGATTGGCATCAAGGTTCTATAGATCAGCCTACAGACCGTAAGAAGGTGGCCTCTGATGGAGCCTCTACGTCGTATTACAAAATTCCCTGTCATGCAGATGAGCTAAGGCATTTGATCTCATATAAATCCATGTCCAAGTCCCGTGGAGACATCTTCAAGGCCTGTTACAGGCTGGGGGAAAAGGCGGGGGTAGACATTGGCTATGACCTTCAGAAAATGAAGTTTTTTATTGATGATTTAATCGAAATGCATCGTAGAGGAGAGCATCTATGATCACTCAACAAGACATCGATGATTGTGCGGAAGATCGATTTAAAGAAATAATCGAAACTTTTAAGCAGGTAAAAGACCTGCCTGATGATCCTGTAGACGCATATTTGGATGATACACCACTGCAGATGGTACGAGAATTTGCCACTTCTATGGATCATCCTTTGGACGAGAATTGGTACTTCAACATTAAGCTAGAAGATATGCGATTTAGCTTAATACGCGAAGAGTTTGGCGAAGTATCCGACGAGAGTGACGCAGGTAATCACCCAGCGGGGATGCTTAAGGAGTTAGCTGATCTCATCTACGTGACGTATGGATATGCAGCTACTTACGGATGGGATTTGGACGAGGCTGTCCGACGAGTTCACGTCAGTAATATGTCCAAGCTAGGTGTTGATGGCAAACCCCTAAAACGCCCAGACGGTAAAGTTTTAAAAGGCCCAAATTATCAAAAACCCGACCTATCAGATTTAGTATGAGAGTAGCATTATGAAGAACGAGTACGGGCCTACACTGCCCATTTCCGAAGAAATTCACGCAATGAAATACCGCTCCGAAGGTGAGAGCTTTCGTGATGCTATGACTAGAGTAGCAGCGGCACTGCAAGACGATGAAAGTCACTTCAATAACTTTAGGACTATACTGTATAACCAGCGGTTCCTGCCAGCAGGTCGAGTACAGAGTGCTATGGGCGCACCTCGCAAGGTTACGCCATACAATTGCTTCGTATCCACCACCATTGAAGATAGCATGGAAGGCATTATGGGCGCAGCCAAGGACGCTGCCAAGACCATGCAACTGGGTGGTGGTATTGGATATGACTTCTCCACCTTGAGACCCCACGGAGCTTTAATACGCAGCTTGGAGAGCCGCTCTAGTGGCCCTCTTAGCTTCATGGGTATATTCGACAGCATCTGTAAGACTATCGCCTCTGCAGGTCACCGGAGAGGCGCACAAATGGGCGTTTTGAGGGTCGATCATCCCGATATCGAAAAGTTCATCAGAGCTAAAAACAACTCCACAGACCTTACCCAGTTTAACATCAGTGTGGGTGTGACCGACGAGTTTATGGATGCCGTTAAAAATAACCTAGACTTCGATCTGACTTTCGAGGGCAGAGTTTATAAGACTGTTTCTGCTGTCGCCTTATGGGATGACATCCTTCGCAGTACATGGGATTGGGCAGAACCGGGCATTCTGTTTATTGACAGGATTAACAAGAAAAATAACCTGCATTATTGTGAGACTATTGCCGCAACTAATCCTTGCGGAGAACAGCCACTACCCCCGTATGGGGCGTGTCTACTTGGGTCATTCAATCTAACCAAATACATCAGCATGATGCCTGACGGCACTTATGCTTTTAACATGAATATGCTTAAGAATGACATCCCCCACGTAGTCAGGGCTATGGATAATGTCTGCGACAGGGCAACCTTCCCTCTACCAGAACAAGAGCAAGAGGCTCAGAATAAACGGCGTATGGGGCTAGGGGTAACTGGCGTGGCTAATTGCCTAGAAGCTATGGGCCATGAATACGGATCAGATGACTTCATCCAGTGGATGGAGAAGATCATGACGGTAATTCGGGACGGCTGCTATATGACATCAGTAGCCCTAGCCGTAGAGAAGGGGGCATTCCCTCTTTATAACCCTAGCTATCTGGATTCCGACTTTGCAAAGACTTTACCTGCAAGTATTAGGTCGTTGATTTCCGCTCATGGTATCCGCAATAGCCACCTACTGTCAGTCGCTCCCACAGGAACAATCAGCTTAAGTGCTGATAACGTAAGTAGTGGGATCGAACCTGTATTCTCGCACAGCTATGACCGCACGATCCAAACCTTCGACGGGCCTCGGATAGAGACAGTCGAGGATTACGGATATAGGGAATTTGGGGTGAAGGGTAAAACCGCTGATGAATTAAGCGTGTTTGATCACGTCAAGGTTCTAAATTCAGCATCTAAATTCGTAGACAGTGCCTGTTCTAAGACTTGCAATACCGGAGATGACGTTAGCTGGGAAGACTTCAAGCGGGTCTACATGCAAGCCTACGAGGGCGGTGCCTCTGGATGTACCACCTTTAGAGCATCCGGTAAGAGATACGGAATTTTAAATGCATCTGCCTCAGAAGATGTCGTTGAACAACCTCCCGTGGAAGAAAACCAAGATTTTGTTGAGGAAGGTGGAGCCTGTTACTTCGATCCAGCAACAGGTCTCCGCAAGTGTGAGTAATGACGTACAAATCATAAAATTACTTTATGGCGTACAAATCATAGGAGTATGTACATGTGGATATATGTAGTCGTTTTAATGCAGCTAGGGACGTATAAAGTTCATGCTCCTAATGTAGTTTTTATAGATCAGCAATCTTGTGAAGAATATCAAGAATTTGATAGATATAGGCTGCTAAGTACTGCCCCAAGTTCAGAACACAAGATGTGGTCTATGTGTACACAAATTCCACGAGAAGCCTAAAATAAGGTAACTTAAAGGAATGTGCTACTTGACCTTTAGTATGTAGTAGCATATCTAACTATCAAACATGGCAAAGATTGGTCGCTATGTTTGTTGGTTGAAACCCCTGCTTTGGTTGGCGGGGGTTTCTTTATTGAAAGGCCGCTTCCATCTGGTCATCTACCGTGACAGTCGGACGCCTATTGTCTTCAGTATTACCGCTCAGTGCAGATGAAGTTGCAATAGGGGCTTGTGAAGCTCTTGAGGCTATCCCTGAAACAGTTCCCTTAGCAGCACCTACCGTGGCATCTTTAGCTACTTTAGCTACTGCCTGTCCTTTACTCAGACCTTTAAATTCTGACCCATACTTTAGGAAGAACTCTTTCAGACCATCCATCACACCCCTGCGTATAGCTGGGTTCTTCTGCATTAGACCTAGAAGTGTTCTAGGCTGTAGCATAAGCGTCTTCATGCTCTCCAGTTTATTACCTGTAGGAAGGTCAGCAACTATCTTTCTAAATGCTGCAGAACCAATGGCTGCTGCCTGAAGCTGTGATCCCTCTCCCATACCAAACATGGCACCAAAGTTAGCACCGAATATCCTAGCTGAATTAGTAACTAGGTCTCCGGTCCCAGTGACAGCTTGGGCTATTTGAGTTGGGTCCATAGTACTTTTCTGGATACGCAAACCCTCTGCAATCAGACCTCCAATGGCCTGAGTTTCTTCAGGGCTTATGACGCCTAGTTCTTCCATGACATCTAAGATGCTCTGGTCTCCAGACCTCCCGCTTAGTGGTCGGGTAAGCTCTGCAGTTAACTTAAAGAAGTCAGGATTATTTCCGGTCTTAGAAGACTCGAACAGCTTGTCTATTGTAGCCATTCGCAAGTCTCTTAATTCGTTTGGTAATCCCATAGCCTCATTAGCTAATTTAGTATAATTCTCGACAGGGTTCTTAGAGGTCAGAACCTCACCGATTGCATCAGGAAGTTTGCCTGTCTCAGCTATAGCAGAGAACTGCTTAAACATCTCGTCTGCAACTCTCTGGGCATCTACCAATCCAGTTAACTTAGCTTGAAAGTCAGGGAATGCCTTTAATACCTCTGCATTCTCTTTAGCTGACATAAACTGTTCTAATTTATCAGCATCGATAGTATTGTCTGTATTCTTCAGCTTCATGACAGCACCGCGCAAGAAGTCTTCTTGAGCCGCTGACATTGTCGGACCCAAGTCTACTGCCGCAGCGTCATCTAATATAGCTGGGACGTTGCCTATTTGACCGCCTTCATTGATCGCAAACTCGTCTACTGTCTCAGGAGATGCCTTCTCTGTAGCTGGGTTGAAATACTCTTCCCCTGCTGGACCTCTGCCCTGTGCCGCAGCCATTGCCCTAGCTTGTTCAGCCATAGCTGTTTTACCTTGGGCATCCATCTCCTTAGCAAACGCCTCAAGGTCATCTGCTAAACCCCTGAAGGCATCAGCGTCATCTGGCCTGTCTCGCGGGTCTAACCTAGACGTATCCCCACTAGCCTTAGTTGAAGGAGATAAGTTTGTAGCGACAGGGCCAATGTCTGCATCTGACTGACCGAAGCGAGTGATGGCTGGAGGTATTACTACATCATTAGGATTTTGCCCTAGTTTCACTGCCTTCTCTGTAGCCCACTGTGAGTATGCCTTTGCAAAGTCCTGTTGCTTAACGGTCTCTACCCTTGGCCCCATCTTATCTGCAAATTCAGCACCTTCTCTAAGCTCTCCCATGTTCAAAGCTCTATTAGTCTCTGAGCCAGACATTGCAGATTCTAAAACCTGCTCTTCTCGTATTGCAGTTCCTCCAGTAGAGGCTTTCTCCATTGCATCTAAGTTAAAATATCTGGTGAATCTTTGGTTCATTTCAGCACTAAATCTAAGTGCAGCGTCTAATGAATCCCCGCCCTTTTCGTATGGAATTGACTTTAATTCATCCATAGCGGAATTAGCTAATTCATCAAATATACCCGCCTGATGGAAGTCTTTATCAGCCGCTGCTTGGCGTGACGCTGCAAGCATACGTGACCTAAACGCCCTGACCTTCTTAACAGTCATAGGGCCATCGCCCCTCGCCTGTTGGTAGATGTTGCTGATTACTGCATCAAGCTGACCGCCACCAGCAATGGTCTCCCCCGCTAATATACGTTTGCTAATCAGAGACTCTATTGTGTTGGCTATAGTCCCGCCATCAGTAGTCAGGCTAGGGTCAATACGATCAAACAGGTAAGTCTCCATAGCGCGGATAGTACCCTTAGCCTCGAATAGTGTGCGTTGAGCCACGCTAGAAGCCTCTGTCTGGCTTACATTAGGTCCAAGCTCAGATACTCTAGCCTTTGCCTCAGCCTGTGCAGAGTTAATTCTGGTATCTAGCAGGTTCTGAAAATATCTATTCCTAAGAGTATTAGCGGCGGCTGTGTTACCTGCACTAGCTAGACGCTCTGAAGTAAGGAGTATTTGATTGAGTGCGGTGTTAAGCTCCTTAATTACATCACCTGAGAAACTTGCGTCTTGTGATACTAGAGCATTCTGCACCCCGACCAGAAGAGGGTTATCTGTGAGAGTACCCGCTGGTAGGTTTACTCCTTCTACTGGACTTGTTTCCCCAAGAGCCATTGAGGTCTCTAGGTCTTGCATAATCCTTTCTGGGGTATGTGCATCGGCATCTGCCATAAGCCTGTCGTACAATGCCGTGTCACCGGACTGTTGCGCTACATCGGCTCTTTCAATCAGCAGGTCTCTCTGAGCTTTAGCTGCTATGAGAATATCATTTACAGCACCTTTATTAGCAGCATCCTTGCTTACTGCAGCTATTAAGCCTTCCATAGACTTACTGACAGCAGAACTTGCCCCGCCAACTTTACTGGCTCCTGAAGCTACGTTACCGCCCAGTATAGAGCCTATAAACTCTGCGCCCATAATGGCCCAAGGATTATCCCCCAGGCCAATTGCCTCAGTGAATGCTGCTAGTCCAGCCGCTGTACCAGAAGCCGCTGTCTCTACGTTTCTGAATTTAGTAGGGTTAGCTGCAACCTCTGCGACTAGAGGACTACTAAGGCCTATGCCTACCTTAGCTGCTTTTAAAAGTGCAGCGGCTGGGACTAGGTTCTCTGTCATAACTCTCCCGACCTGAAACGCTGGCCTTAATTCTGGAGAAAGCTCCTCTTTACTATCTATATAAGTGTTGTCTTCTTTAGGCGTTATGTTAAGGGCATCGTAAGTGGCTTCCAAACCATCCCTGATAGACTGCCCACCGCCAATGGCAGTAGGGTCTGAAAGCCAAAAGTCTTCTGGGTCAGTACTTACATCTCCCCCTGCCGCATTAATACCGCTACGGACAAGGCCTTCACCTGATTGAACAGCGGTATGCATCAAGTCCACGGGTAAGCCGAGAAAGTTTGTCCCTGCAGTGCCTACGCTCTTAAGAAGGGCGTCTCCTTGAGAATCTACTTCAGTATCAACCACATTACCTGACAGGATGAAGTCTAGGAGTGCAGTGGAGCTAGTGGTTTTAAGATGGGGAGCTAAGTCAAAAGGCTTCCCATCCATTTTAAAAGAAGTGCCAGCCTGTTGGACGATGTCGTTTAATATAGTTTCATCATCGTTCCCATCCTCTTTAGAGTCCCTTCTCTGCTGTAGACTTTCGAGGTCTATCTCTCCTGAAGTAGGCTTATCGTCTTCTTGATCGAAATCAGCTAAATCTTGCTCTAAGGAAAACGCCTTAAGATCATTTTGCAGTTCTTGATCCATATTACTGACCCTCAATTTCTACAGAAAATGTACCGTCACCAGACGGGCGTGACCTCATTTTCTGTCCTAAATATGGAGCAAAACTAGGATATTTTTTAACCATTTCTTCAGTTACTAACTGAAATGGCTTACCTCGTGGTACTGTAGACTTTTCATTGCCCTGTTTAAACACACTTTTCGTAACTTGGCCTGACTTACCATCTCCTTCCATAGATTGAAGGAGCTTTGCGTAAGTTTCCGACAGAGGCTTTAGAGCGTATAGTGCAACATTAGCTTTCGCTGCATCTGTAGTCCTGACAGTTGTGCTTTCAGCAATTGAACTCTGGTTAACTATAGCTTGATCTAAGGCGGTCTTTACTTGCTGGAACTTCCGTAATGCCTCTGGCTTACTTTGAAAAAACTCTCCAGTTTCGGGTATTAAACTAGCAATTTGCGTTTTTAACTGGACACTATCCCTAATACCGGGGAATGCTGTCACAAGTTGTAGAGTTGTAACTGTCTTGAGTGCCTTAATAGTAGCCGCTGCATTAGCAGTGTCTGGCATAGCCGTTGCCCCGAAGATACCCGAAATATTATTTATCAACTTACCGCCAAAACCCTCTGGGCCAAATGCTGCTGAAATATCTTCTAGATTATCTATCTGACCTGAGAACCCAGCTTCCTGTAATGCTGCAGCGGCATTGTCTTGAGCAACTTCTATCGCCGCACGTTCTTCATCAGTGAGATTATCAGTATTTACCCTAGAAGAAGCCTGTTCAGTAGTCTCTCCTGTAATAGAGGAGATTTCTCCAGTACCTGTATTAACAGTTATAGGCCTTCCAAGGCCATCAGAAGTAATTTTCAAACTTCCACTAGCAATAGCTAAAGCAACATCTTCTGGTATCCCTCCTTCTATGAGAAGGTCAATTTCTGCCCTTTTGTTAATCGTAGATACCGCACTTAGTGTGCTTTGGATGATAGGCTGCTGAATACTAAACCAATCAGTGGCCTCTTTCACTTCATTAACATCACTGGAAGTAAGCATCTTAGAGAATTTAATCACATCAGCACTATAGTTAGCAGTGGTGTATGAACCCTGCTTCTCTTCTACTGTCTTAATGGATACAGCCCAATTCTTCTCAAACTCAGACATCTTAGCCTGTACTTCTTCAGGTTTTAGGGTGTCTAACTGGTTAGCTGCTATGAAGGCGTCTAAGGAAATTTGCTTGGCGGTCTTAGTCTTCTCAGTCTGACCTGCCCGTTCACTTTCTACTGCAAGCGACTTCAATCTTGTGAATTTAGTAAGTTTTTTAGAGTTTTCAGGTTTAGCAAAATACTCAGCGTTGTTATTAAAGTATTGGTCTAATTCCAGAACTGACTTACCTATTAGTTGATCTAAGTTTCCTGTCTCTAGATTATCTCTAGCCCCGTAAGCTGCATTGACAGCTTTGTAGGCTTCTGTTTCAGAACCACCTATAAGACCAGAGTCCATAAGCGTCTTAAGAGCAATTGGGTCCATCTTAGCCAGTACGTCAGGCTTTTGCCAAAATTCCTTATCGCCTTCGGCTGTTGATGTAGCCACCTTCCAGCCTTTTTCAAACTCAGCCATCAGTTCCATTCTAGAATTGGCATCAACAGAATTAGCACCTGTCTGTTCTAAATACGCAGCCAAGGCCATTTGCTTGGCAGTAGCACTCTCCTCGCCTTTTTCTGCGTATTCTTCTGCAATACTACGCATGTCAGTAAGAGTATTTTTATCAGCCGCATTTAATCTACCTGCGTTAGCTTTAATATACTGATCTATTTTTTGAGGATCGGCACCGATAAGCGTCTCAATACCTGCCTTGCCTTCTTGTACTAATCGTATTTCCAAGAACCCGTTGATAGCTTTATAGGCTTCGCTGCCTTCTGCATAATTACCAGTGCTTAAAAATGCCTCAAGTGTATTAGCATCGTAGGTAGACAGTTTAGTATCATCCTGCCAGAAGTTTGGTTCCGCTTCTCTAGTTTCGGCAGCGGCTAGTCTGGTGGTTGCCCATTCATAATCTTCAGGTGCGGTTTTCTTGTCTATAGTCGTTAATAAGTCGGCAAAGTAATTACTGCCTTTACCCAACATACTTGAGTGAGAAATGCCATTAATCTTCTTGTCCCAACCATTAGCTGCAGCAACTTCTTTTATTTGAGCTACGGCTTCAGTATTCCCTGAAAGTTCTTCAGTTCGCATTTTTCCAAGGTAGTTGTTCTCAGTCACAGATGCTAAGTCGTATAGCTCTGGCTGCACACCAAACTGGATCATGTCGGCATTAAAGAGCGGTTCAGCGTTTAGTGTTTCGGCTATTTGGTTATCTCGTTGATTTAGATCATCGGTGAAATAAGTTATTTGGCCTTTTTCTTCATTAATTTCTGTAGGTTGGGGCACACTAGGCGAGGGAACCGGAGAATCAATAGACATACCTGTACCCTCTATAACCTTAGAGGATTTCTTCATGAAAGTATTCAAGTCATTAATACCAGAAAAGCCACCATCCTTAACCACACCCAGCACAGCATTTATATTCTGGGTGGTTGGATCAATACCATTACTGGTGAGATATAGGTTAGTGAGTTTAGTGTCTTTCTGATCCTGTTTGTCTTGAGCATCCTGCTTGGCTTTAACTCTACGGCCTTCAGCACGGGCTTCTCGTCGTTGTTCCAAACGCTCTTGCCGTTTCTCTTCATCCTGCTTCTTAATGCCGTAGGCAAGTTCATCAAAGAAGCCACCCCAAATATTGGTCTTTTCTTTATATGCACCAGCAGCAATGTTAGCTTTTACGTTAGCGGCCTCTGACTTAAAGCTCATTATTTAATTCCTCTTCGACCATAGGTGCTTCTTCTGGCACTACCCCGCCCAGCATTTCATCTTGTTCTTCTTGGGAAGCTGCCATCTTATCAGGCATACCCATTAAACCGCCCTCAGCTTCTACTGCGACAGGTTCCTCTGCTAGAGGCTCTTCTTCCAATTCATCTTCTTGTTCTAGTATTCCGAGAGAGGCTTTTAAAAGGCTGGGAGTAATTACAGCACGGTCCTTGTTTTCAATACCCATCTCATATTTAATGCCTACGTCCTTAGCAATAATCTCAATATATCGGGCTAGTGGTCCTGCAATCAAAACAGCCAAGTCAATGCCGATTTTGCCTTTGCTTATGCCTTGCAACAGGAGTGTGGTAACTACTGTGGAAATGTGAGCATCGATGCCCAGCATTGCATGTATAACTTCTATCTGTTCTGGCTCATCAATCTTATCAATTAGGTAAGATACCGCCTCGTCATAATCTACTAGATCTGGTGGACGATGCCATGCGTAATTTCTTGTATCTGCTAGATAATTACCGCCGGGAATAGGAGCCTCAATCCGCATCTTCTAGCTCCTCATCTCTGGTAATTTTACTGTCAGTAGGCTCGTCCAGAAGCTGGGTTTCCAAATCATCAAAATACTCTGGGGTGTAGAATAACCCGTCTGTCTTCAAGCCATTTGTATTCGTGGGCATTGTGCCTTTCAGGAATACTTTAATCGACTTCTTCACTGCCTCATCAAAGGTCATTGTTGATCATCCCATAATTAACTGCGAGATACCCATCTTTGCCTACTATGACTGCCTCTGGATGGGTCTTTTGAATTTCTTGGGCTATTACCCCAAAGGTTGGATGCCTATCAGCCCCAATTCTTATGGCCTCGTCGTTCCACTCCCACTCGTAGAAGTTAATACCTTTTAGGGTATCTATCTTCTTAATATTCTTCTTAAGTCTGGAATCTGACTTAAACACACTTGTCAGCCAAGAAGAGCCACTACTTGAGCCTAAGTATGCCCCGCCTAACGTAAGTAGTCCGGTCATGAAATTACTACCGGAACTAGCACCAGAGGCAGACGCTTGTGCAGTCATCTGTGCAGTCAGAAGCCTAAGTTCCCGCTCCATGTCGCTGTCGGTAGTCTTCCAAATATAATCTAGAAGATTGTCGGCACTGTCCCAAAGATTATTCAAGGCTTCCTGCGTAAGGTCTAATCCAGCTTTTACGTCAGCAGTATGTGCCTCAACCATATTAGTGGTATTGGTAGTCTCAACAGTCTGACGCCATTTGGCATTAGCTAAATCAATATTATACCGCATCTCACTTAGGAATTTCTGACGGTCATTTTTAATGTCAGCATTAAACTGCGCGGCGTCATTAATTTCGCCGGTATTAAATCTACTAAGTGCATTTATTTCAGAGCTATTATGACGTTCAACCGCCACCTGTAATTCTGAATAAAACTTATTTATGTCGTTAGTGCTTTCTGCCGTGAATAGGCGAGAAGCATTGATAGCCTTAGTGTCATCGAACAGAGCCTGAACTAAAGCCTGTTTGTTTACCATCTCAGCTTGTTGCTCATTGGTTAGGTTCTTGAGGTCCATTTCCATAAAGTTTTTAGCGTTAGTGACGGCTGCTGTAGACCTTGCATCTAAGTTAGCCATCTCCAGATTAGAAAGGACATTAGCTTTGTTAATTATTGACTGCTGTCGGTTATCTAAGTTCTTAGTGGTTAAAGTCTGAAAGAAAGTTGCCTCTTTGTCTGCAACTCCTAGAGTAGCTTCCATGATGGCATTGCTCATGGCAGCAATTTCAGCGGTCCCACTAAGACCAGTAAACGCCACGGATTTGGCTGCATTTCTAGCCATACCCTGCGCCCAAGGCGGGATGATAGGCTCTCCCGCACTGTTCTTAAACTCATCACTAATAATCTTCATCTGACCGAGGACCGTGGCCTTACTGTCAGTGTAGTTGCCTTCACCCAACTTCTGGGCAAGCAACTTCCCAGCTACTGTGCTGGTATCAATAATTGTGGAAATGTCTTGTGTGGCAAAGTCATTTAGAGCTTCGCCCAGTACACTAACTGTGCCATCAGCATTCACGCCTGTAGCCGCACCCTGCGTGTCAATAGTGTAGTCTTCTGCATTAACAGTAGCCTGATCACTGACTGTACCAGTGGCTGCAGTCATCATCTCGTTATCAGTCAGAGTATTAGTGGCGGCATTATAGGAAGTTACTGGAGCTTTTACTACATCGGCTACTGTACTGGCATCACCTGTTTCACTTGCAGTGTAGCTAGGGTCAGTGCCTAATCCATAATTAGCGTCATCTGCATCAAGAGTAGTACCTGTGGTTTCGGCATCAGCTTCTGGAATTAAATCAGATAACTTTAAACCCCTGTCTAATAGAAATTTATCTGGGTCGGCTATAATATCTTCCATATCTTCTTGATTTGCAATAACCCCAGCCTCTGTAGCCATTTCCGAGATAGCTGTTGAGGTCAATCTACCTGTAGACACTTCACCGCTGGTGTTGGCATTGTCTTCAGCATACTGACGTAGTTTATGTACCTCGTCATCGTCTCCGTCTTTTTCAGCTTGTTCAATATTCCTGTCGTAGCCAGATTTAGCAGTTTTTGGGTCAAAACCTGTTTGCCCCTCACGCAAACCACTGGCATCTGTTTTGATAGACAATTTGTCCACAGCCACACCATCTATTACTTCGACAGAATAGGGCATCCCAAGAAAATTGTACGAGTAGGTGTAGTCACTATCCTTCTTAGTGTATACCATTCTCCCACCTACATTAGCAGATGCGTCTACTTTTGGATCAATGCCAGAAATACCCCCGACTATAGAGCCAATAATCCTTGGCATACTTAGGCTCATTAATCCAACTTTAGGGGCTGTACCTTTTACACCTGAACCGCCCCCGAAGATGGACCCCCCAGAACTTGGGATATTAATAGAAGCCCCAGCCTGTATTTCATTAGGCTTAGTTATATTAGGATTAGCTGCCATAAGCTGGGCAACTGTTAAGCCATTAGCAGCCGCAATACCTGATAAAGTCTGCCCTGATTTAATAGTCGATGTAGTACTACCCCCCGTTACCGCTCCAACAACATCATCAATAGTATTGCCTACAAAAGAACCGCCGCCATCGTGCGCCTTAGCTGTTTTATCTCCGGTTCTATCCTTATAATCCTCAAAAGATTCTCCCGGTTTTCCGTATCCTTTGTCACTGCTACCCCCAGCCCCACCGCCATCGAACATATCGCTGATGCTGTCATATCCGAAAATACCCATTAGATTGTATCCCTTTCTTCTTGGCATCTACGGATACGATCACGCAGATAAATATAATTCTTCACAGCTTCATTGATTGCCGTAGAGGTGGCATCTAGACTTTCTAATTCATTAGCTAGTTGGTTATTAAACCGCTCATCATACTGCTTAATGTTCGGACAGTAGATTTCGAGTTTGGTTTTATAGACCGTTTGAGCGCAGCCTGTCAGTAACAGACTTGCGGTCAGTAAGAGTGTCAGTTTCATGCTCTGCCATATTCTTGTAGAAATCAGACGCTTTATTTTGCGCCTCTAGTTCGTCTTTTAAGACTTTATTCTTTTCTTTAGCTCTGCCCGTAATTTGACCCACTACATAGAGAATAGGTAAAGCCAGAGCTAAAGTAGCTATTATGTAAGTTTTGATCTTACCAAAGATAAACACTAGTGGATGCCTTCTTTGTTATCCTTCCAACGGGCGTATGCAGCTAAGGCAATCCCGCCGATAGCACACAGTAGGAAGATCGTTTTTAAACTATCTGCATAAGCAACCAGCCCCTGTAGTTGACCTGCTACCTCGTTAAGGCCCGTAGCTGCACCTGCGATACCCGCACCAGCCATAGTCTTGGATTTAATAAGAGGTTTTGGAGCCTCTGCCGTGGGCTTTTGTACCATCTGAGGACCACCCTCATCAGAAGGTAATTGAGCGTCACGGCTGAAGATTGCGGCTTCCGCTGAACGGCGTCTGGTAAGTCCTCGCAAGGGAGTTAATTTACCATCTACCCGCGCCTTGTTCCATCTAAGAATCTGAGCGGGTACGTCATCGTAATTTCCTGAGTTTAGGCGTTTTAGCAAAGTGGAGCTTCTAAACGCCCCACCGCCTAGATTGAATACAAAAGATGTAAGGCTGTCGTACTGCCCTTGAGAGAGAGGCACATTAACATACTTCTTAACGATCTTACCGTGTTCATCTAAGTCATCTTTAAGACGCTGTTCAGCTTCGGCTACCGTGCAGGTCATCCCAGAGCGAATACCCTTAGTTGCGCCAAATCCAAGTGTCCACTTTCCCGCTGGGCAGCGATATGCGTGGACTAGGCCATCGTCTTTGAGTTTATGCAGACCTTCAAACTTTTTAACTAATTCTACACAGTCTTGTGATACGTTATTTGGATGCATTGGTTACCTTGTTTGTGTAAATGGAGACGCAAAACCTCCATTATTTGCGTTAACGGCAGGGCTTAGATTGCCCATACTGGTATTAGCCCCCGGCAAATATCCATATTCTCCGAGGAAGTTTAATTGCTGGTTAATATCCACGACTTTGTTACCAAGTTCGTTGCCAGTGGCATCAAAGGCTCTGAGCATAAGATTACCATTTTGATCTATAGCACGGGCTGTTGTCACACCATTTTCTGCAACAGTGGACCGGATTAATCGGCCTTGGTCATCAAAAGCCTGAGACAAGTCACTTAAGTCTTCCCTTCTGGCAATATCTAAATCTTGTATGGAACTTATGGCCTTAGCCATGTCTCTTACTTGGGTATCCATAGTCTGATTATTAGCATTAAATCCTGCCGTAATCTGGTTGCGGATATCCCCTGTCTGGGACATTAATCCAGTACTAGTCTGATCTAGATTTACACCAAGGGCATTAATATCGCTAGACAATCCTGTTTGACCAGACTGCATTGCATTGTTTGCATCAGCAATTGATTTAGCAATATTGGAGGAGGATTGGTCTATTAAACCGCCTGTCTGATCAAACCTCGTTGTTATTAGATTACCGTTTTGATCAATCTGACGTTGGATTGTGTTTCCGAGATTATCAGTATATCGACCAATAAGATTGCCCGTGTCATCAAATGCAGAGGCTACTGCTGTAAATTCATTACGGACGGTCTGATCCAAAGAATTATTCTGACTAGCTAGATTAAGTAGTGATTTTCCTTGGGCATTCATTGTGCCAGTTTGGACATCAAATCTAGCTTGTGTTGCAGCACCCACGTCAGTGATCTGTCCAGAAACAAACTCATTCGCGGTAGAAATCATCTGGCCTACATCCATGCGGAATTGCCCGATTTGATTACCAGATTGATCAAAGCGAGTTTCTATCACCGCACCTTGGGCATCTAGCTCACGCCGCAACGTATTTCCCTGATCGTCGATACCTTGAGTTATTAAGTTACCTTGTTGATCAAATGCGTCAGCTAATTTTTGGTATTGATCTCGCGTAGAGGCATCTAGAGATTGTCCAGTGGTCTGCAGCAAATCACGAATGTTATTAAGGTCATTAGTCTGTTTTCTTGCAGCAATTTGCTCGTCTGTGGAAGCGTCTCTAAAGCCGCCTGTAATAGTCTGATTAAGTTGATCGACAGCAGACTGAGTACCAGTGTTAGCCGTAGATGCTGCTTCTGCAAAGTTTCCGACATCCTCACGTAGACCTCTAAATGCATTTGTCTGTGCTTCTTCTAGGTCAGTGCGGAATTGATTGGCTAAATTAACATCGTCTGTGTAACGGTCAACATAGTTATCAAAATTAGATACAAAGCCATCCTGACCAGATTGAAGATTTGCCTGATTTTCTAGGGATTGGGCAGCATATATGTCAGCAGTATTACCCATCGTATCTAATGCTGTATTGAGGCCTTGCTGACCTGCTAATACGTTAGCTTGTGTATTTGTTAATTGGGATTGTGCGTCTGAAAAACCAGTATTCATCGCGGTATTAGATGCTTCAAATCCAGCATTCAAAGTATTTTGGTTGTCTTCAAAGCCTGAAGCCATATTAGCATTTACGGCAGTAAAGCCTTTAGCTTGATCCTCAAAGCCTTCATTTACAGAAGTCTGCATGTTTGTATTAGCTTGGTCTATAGTATCAAATCTACCCGTAAACCCTGCAAGGCCAGTATTCACATTATCTTGTAAGTTACCTAAGCCTGTAACTAACCCCGATTGCCCTGAAGCTAAACCAGCTTGGCCTGAAGCTAAAGCGGAAGTCTGGGTGTTAACATTGCCAGTAAGGTCTGTGAAACCCGTATCCATCCGGTCAGATAACCCAGTGAGATAGTTATACTGATCGTTGAATTGACCGTACAGTCCAGTAGCAGGAGTAACTAATCCATCGTCATCCGTTGAAGCCGCACTACCAATAAGGTTAGTTATGCCAGATTGCCCAGTTTTAAGGGCATCGCCATAGGTTTGAACATCAGTGCCTAGACCTGTAATATCGCCACGAATATCACTCTGATTAGTTTGCAGCGTCTGAAACTGTGTGTCTCCCAGACCAGTTTCAGTGATGTTTGTTACTGCCCCTGCAGCCGCACCACCGCCTTTATAAACAATCATACCCGCATGGCGAGGATGCAAATATCGGCTAACGCCAAACGGGTTAATCAAGGTCATTTGCTAAATCTCCATAGAAATTACTGTATAGAGTGGCTCATACTTTTTGCCGCTCTCGCTGGTTACGTTTTCCAAACGCTTGGCCCATCCTTTGCGGCCCCAGATTTGGATATTTTGGCATTCATTGTCCTTGGCAAATTGCTCAAAGATTGAATGTACGGGTTGTGTTACTTCCCAATCTGCGACAGACCCACCGCAAGCCATGATCTGCAGTGATTTTGTGTTGTCGAAAATTAAGAAGCGGGTAGCGGCAACAGAGGTTATCTTGTCCTGATCCACATATACCCAGACATGTATCTGGTTTAGCATCGCCTGTTGAAAGGTTTGAAATGTGGTTATCTCTCCTGCAGAATGCTCAAGTGCAGCATCAATGTGTGGTGAGATTTGAGGCCAGTAGTTTAGGATTTCCTCTGCACGTAATAAGTGCAGTGACATATAAATTCCTGATTAGTTTGTCAGTGCATAATAGCACTTTGTTATTTATAATACAAGTACTTAACTAAATATTACTACGCCGCTGAACTACCTGACATATCGCTTTGAGCCATAACCCAAGCATAACATTTTGCTAAGAAGGTAGCACCAGATGCTGCCTCTACATCGTCCAACGGTGCGTCATACCGTTTGAAATCTACTTCCCGTGTGTCATCATCAGGAGTTGCAGCATAACC